TTACGTGCGGGCTTGTGCTTTTTTTGAGCTTACACCCGTCAGGTTCAGTTTACCAATAGCCGCCTGTCCTGCGCCGGGTGCGTGGTGTGAATACTTCTCGGTCATCGTGATGGAGCTGTGCCCCGCCAGCTCCTTGATGTCGTGCAGGCTGACTCCCGCCTGCGCCAGGTACGTGCAGAACGAATGCCGGAGCCAATGCGGCGTTCCGCGCTTGACCTTCGTTCCCTTGTCTTCGGTGAACCAGTCGTTGAGCGTGTCCTTGTGACAATCCACCAGCCTGTCCGGCCCTAGCCGTTTCAGAGCGTCCTTTGCCTCTTTGTTGAGGGGCACCCAACGCCACTTGCCCGACTTCGTTCGGCCGGTCGGCAAACTCTCCACGAACAGCTTTCCGTCACGCACGTCCTCGCGCGTGGCCTTCGCCATCTCGGATCTTCGCAGGCCCGTGTTCGCCATGAACTGCCAGATCGCCCCGCGTTCGGCCTTGAACAAGTCATCCAGTTCCTTGCGGGTGAAGTAGGGCGGCGCGCGGCTCGTCACCACCTTCGGCAACTCCACGCGTGCGAACGGGCTATCGGCCACCAGTCTGAGACGCTGTGCGCGCCTGTACGCAGCGCGGGCCATCTTCAGCGACTTGACCACCGTCGCAGCGGCGTTCGCGCTCTGCGCGGCCCAGCGTTCGACGAGGGCGGCGTCCAGCTCCTCGGCAGGGTATCCGCCGAAGGAGGCAATCAGCGGGCGCAATGCCGCGTTGGTGCCCTTGAATGAGTCGGGGCGGGCCTGCTTGGACCAGTCGAGGTAATCCTGGAGGATCACGGCCACGGTGCGCCCCGAACGCGGGAGGATCAGCCCAGCGAGTTCTGCTTCTTTCTCGGCGCGTATGGCCTCAGCCTCGCGTCGGTCAATCTTTCCGAGAGACCGGCGAAGCTGCGTGCCGTCCTTCCGCCAGTTGAGGTAGTAGGCGTCGCCGCGCTTGTAGAGGGTTGCCACGGTCGGGACAGGAGGCAGGCATCCAAGGTGGCGCGATGATAGACCTTGCGGCCACCGGAGTTGGAGGCCGGAAGGCGCATCTTCCTGAATGCCCACTTCGAGCAGCGGCAATAGTCGGCCGCCTCGGGCTCGGTCATCCAGTCTGGCACTGGCAACCGCTCCGCCGCGCTCATCCCGCCCCCTGCGCGTTATCCCGGCAAGACTGGAAGTTTATTTCCATCATGGGGTGGGCTCCGGCTTGTGGTCGCGCACTTCGACGAGGAACCCTTCGATGCGGTCGAGCATCACCCACGCCTGCCGCAGGCCGGTTCGCGCGATCTCCTGCGCCTCCTCGTGCGCAATCTCGGCGCTCACCCACGGCTTCCCTGCGTGCCGCATGTCGTCGCAAAGTTGCTTCACCCTGCGCGCCTTCTCTCGCACTTCGGCGGCCTGATCCAGAATTGATTGGTTAGCCATTCTTCCCTCCCTGCGCGTTATCCCCGCCAGACTGGAAGTTGCTCATAGCGGACCGGCCCCCTCTTTGCCTTTCGTGATTGGCCATTCCCACCAGCTCAGCTCTCGCTCCTTGCGAGGCGTTCTCTCCTTTCGCGTCACGTCGCACTTCGGGCAATAGATCGCGCCAGCCACGTCAGCGTCGGGCTGCCATTCATGCTCGCATTCGCGCAGCTCGGCCATCACGCCTCTCCCTTCGTGCTTGCGGGTGGGGTGGGGAGCGGTTGCCAGTGGGTCGGCTTGCATTCCACGTCGGTTCCGTTCGCACTGCGGACCCACTTGCCGCGCCCGCCTGCATTGTTCGGCAACAGCGGCTCCCACCAAACCACGTCGATCATGACGCAGGGGTCTTCCACGTCATCTTCCGGCACGAAGCCAAGCAGGTAGATTCCGCCAACGCGCGAACCATCGGCCACTGACTTCGGCGCACTCTCAATCGGCAACCACCCCCTCCCCTCAGCCTGCGGTGCGGCGGACAGGGCGGCGGTTAGGGCGGCGCGCATTGCGTCCTTTCCGACATACCCGCCATAACCGGGCTGGTAATCGACGCTGCCGAACATGCCATCCATCGCACGCTCGACCATCGCGTCATCCACCAGCGCCCCCACGGCGGGCGGGGCCTCCTCGCCCTTGGCGGCACCAGCTGCGGGGGCGGCGGCGAGCATGGCGACCGCCGCGTGTGCGCCAGCTTCCTGCAACAGTTCGGCGAGGCGTTCTTCGCTCAGTTCGATCTTGTGCGTGCCGCTCATTCCCATCCTCTCCTTGAGTGCGCCGGCTAGGCGAAGGCCGCGAGGGCTTCGGCTCGGCGTTCGTTTGCGGCGGTCAGTCGGTGCCACTTCGGGCTGTCGTAGTCGTAGCCGCTGTCGTCGGGCAGACGCGCGGGCACGGCATCCCATGCGAAGTGCGCCGCGTCGTACTCCCGATCCGCCGCGAGCAGTTCGGCGATGGCTGTGACCGCTTCGTTCTGCTTCGCGCAAGCCGCGCAATTCGGCAGCGGACAGAGCGCGTCCATTTTCAGGTCGCGCAACACCGCCAGCACGTCAATCTTCTCGATCACGTTCCTCTCCTTGAGTGCGCCAGTTAGCGGAAGTCTTCTTGGTTTTCCGGCATCGTGAAGTGCGTTCCGCAATTGCGGCACTCGTAGTCGATGACAGCGGGCCAGTCTTCGGTCACGGTCTCACCAGCCTCGTTGACGAACTGGCGAATGTGGTCCGGCACGCGCTCGGCGCTGAGATGGTCAATCGCGCCGCACATCGGGCACATCACGGAATACTTCTCGCTCACGTTCCTCTCCTTGAGTGCGGACTGCGGTTAGAACGGCGGGAAGTCGTCGAAATGCTCGTCGCGCGGGGTCTCGCGCAACGGAATCGGCTTGCTCTCCTGGTGCTTTCCGTCCGCCCTCCACTGATCCACCTGCACGTACCACTTGCCCTGCTGCGAAACCTTCACGTCTGCGTTGATCCACTCGCCCGTCTGCGATTGCAGCCACGCGATCAGTTCTTCGCGCTTGATGGACAGCTTCGCCTTGACGTACTCCGGCGCTTTTTCGTGCGGGGCCTTCGCGATCAGGCCTTCGATGAATTTGGTGTCGTTGCTCATTTAGGCTGCCTTCTGTTGGGATTGAGCGGTCGTGTGCGCCTTCTTCAGCGCGGCGCGCGTCTTTGAATCGAGCCTCGTCCACAGCGCCGCCTTGGCGTCCGCGTCGAGGTTTTGCGAGGTGAGGTAGTCGTGGGCGTCGGCGGGGTCTGCCGCTACGCGCGCGGACACTTGCGCGGCGATCTTCAGCAGGTACGCCTGGTCTTCCTCGTTCATGGCTTCCCATGCGCCCGAGGTCGGGCGGCCCGAATTGCGGGTGTCGTTGGCGGCGGGCTTTTCCTTGCCGGTGGTTGCGTCGAGCGCGTCGTGTTCGACGATCTCGAATGCGGTCACCCACAAGTAGCGGCGCTGGTAGGTTTCGACCGCGCCGATGTTCTGCACCTCGTGGCAACCCTTGAGGGCCGCGCTGCCCATCGGCGAAGTGATCTGCACGGACGTGTTGTCTTCGGTGTCCGTGATCGTCAGCGTGGCGATGTCCGCCGTGAACGACACGATGCCGCACAACTTCAGCTCGGCGAAAATCGCCTGCGCGGTCGGCAGGAAGTCGCCCAGCTCGAAATACTTGTAGCCCGCGAACTTGTTTTCGCCGGTCTTCTTCAGATCCCGCTTCGCCAATTCCAGGCGGGCTTGGGTCAGCTTGGTGAGAACGCTCATGTTCAGTCTCGCTCGTAGAAATCGGTGGTAGGCGCGGCGTCTGCGATCTGCTCGGCCTCGTACATGCGCCCATAACTCGGATGCTCCCGGTTCGCGAACCGCGCCAGTTCGTCCATCTGCACAAGGACGGCGGCGTGTTCCGGCTTCGTGCCGTTCGCGACGAGTGCGGTGAAGTAGTTCATTCGCGGAACTCCTTGTCGTTTTCGATGAAGTCCATGCAGAACCCCGCGATCACCCACAGGAGGGCAATCAGGGCGATGGCGTGGTAGGCGAGGAAGGTCATGCGACCTCCATGCCGGTGGCGAACCACATGACGACCGACGCCAACCCGTAGAGCGCGCCGAACGAAAGAACGATGGCGACTACCCACACGAGCGCGGCGAGGACCAGCTCCGCAACCTTGTCCGTCAGTTCGATGAATCCACTCATACGGGCTCTCCGGTCGCCTTGGCGATGGCGCTGTGCAGACGGTCGTGCAGGTCGCCGCCGTCAGGGATGACCGAGACGCGACCGATGCATTCGCGGACGAGCGCGAGCAGTTCCGGCGCGGCCGCAATCAAAAGGGCGTCGCCCACTTGGTACTGGCATTCGCTCGCGAGGCGCGCGACGTCTTCACCGTTTGCGATCACGTCGCCGTAGGCGTCCACTTCCCACGGCCCCGGCGTGTGCTTGCTCATCGCGGCAACTCCTCGATCACGGGCACCAACCCCCGCACGCTGTCCAACTGCGCGCCCACCCGCTCGCACAGCGCGATTTGCTCGCTCACTTGCGCGTGGTACGCCTTGTCGCTGGCGTACAGCAGGTTCATCACGTCGCGGATCAGTGGATCGTCCGCCAGCCCCAGTTCGTTCGCGGCGGCAAGGTAGTTTTCGCGGCTCATGCGTCTGCTCCGGTTTTCAGGTCGTCTTCGAAGTCCTCGCGGGAGTCCGCCAGGATTTCGGCCTTGTCGTTTGCGGCGTGCTGGAAGTAGGCGCGGGCCATCTTCGCGAGCAGGGAATCGGGGAGGCGGTAGCGCGCGAAGTCCGCGAGGCGCGCATCGGGGCCGTCGAACAACCAGCGCTCGTGGAGTTCTGCGTCGTACATCACGCCATCCATCAGCGCGGGGTTGATGTGGTCGTGGCAGCCAAAGCGGGTCATGGCTTGCGCTCCACGTAAGCGTCTGCGAGCGCAAAATAATCTGATCGCAGCCCGTCGATGTACGCCTCCAATTTGTCGGCGGCGTTGGCAAGCGTTTGTTGCTTGACCGCGCAATCGGTGGTGTGCATGGCGATGCGGATCGCCTCAATCCAGAACGCGGGGTTGATTTGCTCTCTCACAGCTCGACTCCGTAATTCGTGTGCCAAACTTCCGGGGGCGTGCAGGCGTGGTTGCGCGCGAGGATGTGTTCGGGGCGTTCGGGGTGGGCCGTCGCGAAGTCGCCAGGCTCAACGCGCGTCAAGGCATAGACCCATGCGAACAGGGATTCGTCGTTGAAGGCCGTCATGGCAGCGTGTCCAATTCGCCGCACGCTTCGTCGTAATCGCGGCGAAGGTCACTGACGGCCTGCACAGCACGATCAGCAAGGCGCGGCGCATAGTTGTCGCCGTCCGTATCGCCGCCAGCCACACGGAAGCATTCGGCCAACTGCTCCTCACGGTCGCTCAGGAGGCGAAGAAGATCGGCAATCGCGCGGGCCTCCCCGTGCGTCAGTTCGATATCGCGCCAGCGCGGCGTCTGGTCGATGCGGACGCGCAGCTCGACGAGCCAGTCGGTGTTCATGCGATCACCTTCCACACGCAGAACCCCATCACAGCGCACACCACAACCCAGCACACAAGGGCAGGGAGGTCGTGGCGGGGTTCGTATGCGCCGAAATCGGAAACTTCGGGAGCGATGTGCGGAGGCATTAGCGGGCCTCCGTCTCGTTGAGCTGGTCCGCGATCCGGCGCGCCATGTCCTCGCCGCCGAAATACACGTCACAAACGGTGTCGTCGCCGCACTTGACGCACCAGCCCGTCTCGCCGGTGTCGATCACGCAGTAGGACTCGCAGGTGTAGGTCGCGTCCATTTCTCCAATCTCCGGTCCGCTTGGGGTGCGGACTTCGATGGGTGTAGTCTACCTATCCGGTAGCGTTTGTCTACTACCGCTCGTCGGGCGGGTAGACACGGCGGGCGACAAAAAGCCCTCTAGTTGTGAGGGCTGAACGGTTCAGGCAATTAGCCGAAGGTGGTGCGTTTTGGCGTCCGGTAATTCGGTCGAGGAGCCGACCCAGTACGCGATGGAACCGTCGTCCGCGTAGAACGGATGCGCGTGCGTCATCAGCGCGCGATACGTGCCATCGGGCAGGCGGAACCTGGCGATGTACTTGTAGGGCAGGCCGCTGCGCAGACACGCCTCCCACGACTTCGCCACGCCGTCCATGTCGTCGGGGTGGCAAATCTCGGCGTAGTCCGCGTTCTGGCCGAACGTCTCGTGCCAGTGGCGGTTGTGGTACGTCGGGATGCCGTCAGGACCGGAGGTCCAGACGGTCAACGGCAGTTCGTCGGCGACGAGCCGGAACGCTGCCTTTTGCGAACTCACTGAGGCGGACTTCTGCCCGCGAACTTCGTCAATCCTTGCCGACATGAGCGCCGCGATCTCTCGCAGGCGCGCCGCTTTCCGGTGTGGCATCTATCCCCCCTTTGACCCTTGCCGCTAGACGTTTGGTGACATCTATCACGTTAGATGCCCCCAGTGGAGTGTCGATCTCCACTAGGACTTCATACGCATAGGCGATGTACATGGGGTCAGATGCCATTTCAGGTTCATCTCTGAGTTCGGCAAGCAACCGGGCCAGCTCCATCGCGTCACGCATCTTGTCTAGGTCAAGTCTCTGGGGATGCGACGCTATCCGCGTTTCCTTGTGATTTCGATGTGAAGTCGTGGATGGTTCACGATCCATCCAGCCATCGGGTTTGCGCGTTTCGCGTTCGAGTTCGCGCGCACTCGTGTCAGAAATATTCTTGGTCCCCGTGATCCATGCGGACACCTGTCGGCGGTCTTTTCCGGTCGCGCGCGCGAGGTCCGCAGCCGTCCGGTACTCGGCGATGAGTCGCTCAAGGTTCCGGCGTCGCGTGAGGGCGGTGGGATTTGTGATGGCGGGGGAAGTCATACCGGGATGGTAGTCCCCCGGAGTAGCCGCTGAGGCTACCGCGCGAGGCGACAGACGGTCGCCCGTTTGTCTACCCGCGTGGTAGCATTCACCCATGGAAACGACCACGCTCCAAGAGTTCAACGCCGATCTGGCCCGTAGGCGGCAACTCGCCGTCGCGCTCGGCCAGGCCCCCGAGTCGAAGTACCTCTACCTCGTCGCCAAGGGGTTCAAGCAAGTCAGCCCCGACATGGCCAAGCGCATCGACGCCGCGACGGCCCAGCTCGGACTGCGCGTCCCGAAAGAAACGCTGCGTCCCGATGTTTGGGAAGTCGATCTCGACAACAACAACGCTGGGCGTCAGAGGCGGGACAACAAGAAAGGTTGAGCGGGGCATGGCGGGCGTTCCGTTTGGGACGCCCCTTTTTTAAGCAAAGGGGTTTGCGAAGGGCAGCGAAAAAACGCGAAGCCCGGCGACTACAGGAGATCCACGGTGAAACAGCTTCCGCTTCAAGGTGTTAGCCCGTTTGCAGAGGCCCCGATCCAAGCACCGGACGCCATCGTGACCGCGTGCAAGACCGAGGCAGAGGCAGTCCGCTGGTGTCTTGAGTTCGCGGCGGATTTCGGAATCGGCCAGTCCACGGTCGCGAAGTTGTGCGGCTGGAAGTCGAGCAGCTTCCTCAGCGAGATCGCCAGCGAGAGCAGCGGCAAGCGATTCCCGCAAACCCGCATTCGCAAATTTTCGCTCGCGACGGGCTGCGAGCTCGTCGAGCAGTTCCACGAGCGCCAGCGCCAGCTCCGCGAAATGACCGGCAAGCAGACCGCGCACGACAAGGCGCGCGAAGCCGTGGCCGCCATCCGCCAGCAGTTCGAGCGGAGGAGCGCGGCATGACCACGCTCGCCATCGTCCTCGGAATCCTCGCCGTCCTCTACATCGTCGTCGGCCTTGTTGCCGCTGCGCTGTTTGGAACGCCCGTGTTTGGAGGCAAGAAGAAATGAACATCGTTGCGTGGATGGATGAGAAGCACGCATGGCGCTCGCCGCGTGCGCCCACAGAGCCGGGCACTTACGCACTGGTTCTCGCTGACGACTACGACGCCCTGCTGGCTCTTGTTCGGGAGTGCATCGGCCGCGTCTCAGTCATCCCCGACGGCGGCGATCTCCACGACCGCCTGCACGTCGCCATTGAGAGGGCAACCGGAGACAACGCATGACCACCACCGCCGAACCCCTGCCGGACCTGTCCGCCTTCGTCCTGCACCCCAAACCCAACCCCATCGAACGTGCCGTGTCGGACGAAGCAGGCCAGCTCGCGATGCTGGATGCGATGGATGAATCCAAGGCGGTGTTCCAGTGAAGGGGCACACGCCGGGGCCGTGGGTGGTCTACGACTGCCGATTCGATGACAAATCGGGGGTTTGGTATCGCTTGAGCAACGTGCAGACGTTGTGTGCAGCCGACGCCCGCCTGATCGCCGCCGCGCCGGACTTGCTGGCCGAACTCAAGTTTGCAAATGGGCAAATGGCGCTGGTCGCCGAGTGCATCGAAGCGGGCCGCTACGACGAAGCTCTGTTGCACGTTCGCTCCATGTCGCGCACGCGGCTCGCCGCCATCGCCAAGGCAACCGGAGAGACGAAATGACACCCGACGACTTCTGGCGTCAATACAACGCCATCACCCGCCGCGCCATGTGCTTCCAAGTCGCTGACGACCTGCGCAATGCGGCGATCCAGGCGGACGACTTCGGCCACGAAGCCCGCGAACGCGCCTTCGCCAAGTGGGCGTTCGCCCACCCCTTCACCCTCGGTGAAGTCGTGGACGCCATCGGAACCATTGGGGATCGGAAGGAGTGGTGGCGGTGAAGAACTTCTTTCTCTGGCGCCTGTTGCGTCGGCGCGCACTCCCGCTATCGGAGCAGACCAAACGTCGCGAGAAGGTCGCGCGATGGCGGCAGGCAGCGTTCGGGCCGATAGACGAACGAACGCGGGCAGAGGACAGACAGCGGTTGGCGGATGCACAGGGCGGGCGGGGCGGGTTGATCTAAGCAGGGGGTGGGGCGTGGGCGACAAGAAGGCAGATACGTGGATGCCGCTGTACGTGGGGGCCTACCTCGGGGCCACCATGCACCTGTCCACGGAGCAGCACGGCGCATATCTGCTGTTGCTAATGGCGTGCTGGAAGGGCAACGGTCGCGTGGCGAATAACGACGAAGGCCTGGCGGCAATCACCCGGCTTCCCAAAGCTCGGTGGCGCGCCCACCGCTCGACCATCCTCCAGTTCTTCCAAGTCGCGGATGAATACATCACCCACGAACGCGTGACGACCGAGCGAGCGCGGGCCGTTGAAATCAGCGAGGCGCGTAGCAAGTCTGGCTCCGGTGGCGCTGCGTCGAAGTGGGGAAAACCCCCGCAGAATCAAAGGGAACGCGACGCGATGTATGCGGAGAAGCGTTCCGAACGCCTGGCAAATGCAAGGCGTCTTGCCACCCACACGCCAGCGGAATGGCAGGCGTTGGTCGAGCTGTGCGGACGCCATTGCCTGCGCTGCGGTGCTGACGCCTACTGCAAAGACCACATCGTGCCGATCTACATGGGCGGCTCCGATGGCATCGAAAACCTGCAGCCGCTGTGCCGTCAGTGCAACTCCGCTAAGGGGCAGGACACCACCGATTTGCGCCCGAACGATTGGCGCGAACAACTGGCAAAACGCCTGGCAAACGCCTGCGGAACGTCTGGACAGTCACAGTCACAGTTACCAGAAGATAAGAACAACCCTTCGGGTTGTTTGTTGCCTCCCGGCAACCCGCCGTGTCCGCACGCTGAAATCGTGGCTCTGTACCACGAGCTTCTCCCCACCAACCCGCAGATCAAGTCGTGGGACGGCACGCGCGCAGACAACCTGCGTGCGAGGTGGCGCGAGGATAAGAAGCGCCAGAGCCTCGACTACTGGCGACGCCTGTTTACGCACGTCGCGGCCTCCGAGTTCCTGACGGGACGGCGCACGGATCGGGACGGCCGCCCGTTCCTGCCTGGCCTCGACTGGCTGGTGAAGCCGCAGAACTTCGCCAAGGTCATCGAAGGCCGCTACCACGACCGGAGCGCCGCATGAGCGTCGCAGCCGAAAACGTCGTGGGCGGCATCCTGCTGGCCGGGCGCGATGCCTACTGGCGCGTTGCGCCGATCCTGAGCGCGGAAGACTTCCCGAGCCGCACGCTGGCCGACCTGTACCGCATCTGCGGCGAGGTGGCGCAGTCGTCGGCCGCGTGGGACTTCTTCATCGTCGCGGACGAGGCCGAGCGTCAGGGCGTGTGCAGCTCCGCCGACGTGATCGCGATTGCCTCGGCCACGGGCAGCGCGGTGGCGATCCGCGACCATGCCGAGCGCGTGAAGTCCGATGCGGTGGGCCGTCGCGTGCGGGCCATCTGCGCGGATGGGGCAAAGACCGGCGACGTGGCGACGGTGCAGGCGCAGCTGACGGCCCTCCTGCTGTCGCAGCCTGCGAGCGCGGTTCCGGCGCGGGACGCACTGAACCGCATGTGGGCGGGCGTCATGGCCCGCTATGAGTCCGGTGACGCACTGAGCGGCATCCAGACGGGCATCCCGCTGGTGGACGAAATGACGGGCGGCCTGCAAGCCGGGCGCGTCTACGGCATCGGTGCGCGCGCCAAGATGGGCAAGACGATCCTGGCGATGAACGTCTGCGCGAACATCGCCTGTCCGCCCGTGGATAACGACGGCCTGCCGATCCGCAAGCCGCGCAACGTCGCTGCGTGGTCGCTGGAAATGAGCGACGAGGAATTGATGCAGCGCATGGCCTCGGCCATGTCGGGGACGCGCTCGGTCCTGCTGCAACGCCCGACGCTGCTGGACGATGAGCCGGAAGCGATGACGCGGCTGAACGTCGCGATCAAGACGTTGCGCGAAGCCCCGCTGCGGATCAGCGACCGCACCGACGTGACCATCGAGCAGATCGAATCCCAAGCCCGCCAGATGCACGCAGGCGGCGAGCTGGACCTGTTGTGCATCGACTACCTCGGTTTGCTGCGGATGCCGAAGATGGACCGGCACGACCTGTCGGTGGCCCATTGCACGCGGCGCATCAAGATCATCGCCAAGGAACTGCGCATCCCGGTCCTGCTGGTCTTCCAGTTGAACCGTGGCAGCGAGAACGGCATGCAGGTGCGCCCGCCGCGCCCGTCCGATGCGCGCGACTCCGGTGCGATTGAGCAGGACTTGGACGCGATGTTCCTCCTGCATCGCCCGAGCTACTACGACAAGAACGCGCCCAAGGGCCTGCGCCTGGACCTTGCGATTCAGCGCAACGGGCCGACCGGGCTCATCCACATGAACGACGAATTGGACTGCTGCCGATTCACGGGCGGCGCATCGCACTGGACGGACGCCATCCAATCGAATGGGGGCCGGGATGACGACCTGTGAAGTGGACCAAATCGAAAACCGACCCCATGCGCGACTTCTACATCGACGGCGAGGACGGCTGGCGCATCTGCAAGACATATCCCGGCCCGGTGTACGTGCTGTCGCGGAGCGGGAAGTTGGTGAAGTGCGGCAGGGACTTGGACGAGTTGAAGCGGAGGGCAGATGAAGATTGCAACGACAACTGAGCTGGCCCGCTGGATGGCCTACGTGCAGGCGCAACCGTTGCCGCTGGACGTGTCGTGCGCGCCGTGGAAGGCCACGCGCAGCAACGAGCAAAACGCGCTCCTGTTCGGCGTTTTGTACCCGCCGATTGCCGAGGCGATGGGGTACGACGTGGACGACATCCACCAATACGCTTGCGGCACGTTCTTCGGCTGGGTGGATCGCAAGGTGCCGAAGACGCCGAACAACCCCGCAGGGCTGGAGTCGGTGCCGTTCCGCAGCACGACGCGCGACGAGAACGGACGCCGCCAGGTGATCGACAAGAAGCGGTTTAGCGAATTCGTGGCGCACGTCGAGCGCATCGCGGCGAAGGCGGGTGTGTTCATTCCGATGGAGAAGGTGGCATGAAAGCCATCCACCGCGACTTCGCTATCCGCGAAATCGGCTGCGTGATCGCTGTTCTGCGGAAGATTGGGTACCTGCCCGCAGAAAAACATCACCTGCTGTCCACCGGCCTGCACGGCAACGGCAAGCGACGCGGCGAGCAATTCACCGTGGGCCTGAACCCCTGGTCGCATCGCGGCGTGGTCCTGCCCGGCTGGACGGAAGACGAGTGCCGCGAACGGTTGGGGCCGAGCTATGCGCGGGAGCCTGCGTTGTTCCGCGCGCAGTACCCGGACGATTTGTTGCTGACCACGCAAGACGCGCTGCTGCGCGATTGGGAAATGGGAGTAATTGGCTAATGAAGAAACCACGCTGGAGCGAAGCAGAAAACGACCTGATGGTCGCGCACTACATCAAGGGCATGGCGGTGATCGCGCCGATGCTGCCGGGACGCTCGCCGGATTCGATCCGCAAGCAGGCGACCGCGCTGGGCGTGGCGCGCGAGAACGAAGCGGACCGCACGCCGGGTTGGCCGATGCCTGCGATGGATTTGCTGCAAAGCCTTGAGTGCGTGCGCCTGAAAAAGTGGGCGCGCGACGTGCAACCGAATGCCCGCTTTGGCGTGGCGATGATTGGGGGTGGGTATGTCTGAGTTGGTTGAGTTCACGGTTGAGGAGGCATTGCGTCTAGCAGATGCGAATGCCGACGCATACACGGGCATTCCGAGCGTTAGCCGAACGCTGGCTGCCGAGGTTCGCCGTCTGCAACAAGACGCACAACATGGCCGAGATATTGCCGATGCATTTCTGCCAGTGATGGAGGCTATGCGCCCACTTGTGTTGAACCTAGAGCGACTTCGCGACGCGGTGTCGCCCCGGTACACCATCACCGAAGCAGGCAAGCAAGCCCTGCGCGAGTCGAAGGGGGAGGGCTGATGGCGAGCGCAAGCCCGACTTCCCGATCCCTGGCGAACATCCGCGAACGTGGCTACACCCCGTGGGTGGTGGAGTACTGGAATTCCTTTAGCCGCAAGCGCGTGGACCTGTACGGGATCTTCGACATTATCGCGGTCGGCAACGGGGAAACCCTTGCCGTGCAGACCACGAGCGGTGCGAACGTCTCGGCCCGCGTGAAGAAAATCGCCGACAGCGAGTACATCGACGCCATCCGCAAGTCGGGCTGGCGGGTGGAGGTGCACGGCTGGCGCAAGAGTTCGCGGAACCGTTGGGTTCTGCGCATCGTCGATGTCTCATAGGGGATCACCATGAACTACGGCCTGTTTCACCAATGGGTGCTGGACCGTGTTGAGGAGTTGGTGTCGATGGGCGTCTCGCGCCGCGAGGCCAACCACCTGATGACTGCGCTGGAGCTGGGGGCGATTGCCGACGAGGCGAGGAATCGCGCCGACAACCAATTCCTGCTGGACTTCAACCGGCGCGGCGCGGAGTCGATGGCGAAGTGTCACAACAAGACGCCAGCGTGGGCGCGCAAGCGCCGCCGCGAAATTCTGGCGAAACAAACCGTAGCAACACCTGTTTCGTAGTTGCGAGGACGATTCAATTCCAGAAACCCGAGAGGATTCTGGAATGGGGAAGCTGACCACATCGTTTGAGGACCACGGCGACCACCTGCGCGTGGTTGCGATCATCTGGCCCCGCCGCAACGGCCTGCCGAATCTGGCGTGCATGAAGCGCGCGATGGCGGTGCTGGAGGAAATCAATCCGGACACGTTCGACCCCATCGAGGGGGTCTCCGAGGACGTGGCACGCGCGGCAATGCGCGACCGTCCTGTCGAGCAGATCACGCTGGCCGAGAACCAGCCGCCCGTTCCGGTGTTCGAGGAAGACGAAATCCCCGGCCCGCGCTGCAACAGTGGGGTGTGTCTTGGGGACTAACTGGAAGCTCAACGCGCACGCCCCGCGCTTCGGCCACTGGGGCCGCATCCCGCTGATCGGCCTGAAGCTGGAATGGATGCGCGCTGCCGATGACGTGGGCGGCTGGGTCTCCCTCCAGGCCGCGCTGCTCGGGTTCTCCGCATCGCTGACGTGGTGGCGCGCATGAGTCGCATCCTGTGTATCGACATCGAAACCCGCCCGATGGAGTCGCGGCACTGGGGCTTGTGGGGGCAGAACATCGCCATCTCGCAAATCCAGAAGCCTGACGGCCTGTTGTGCTTCGCCGCGCAGTTCGTGGGTGAGCGCAAGGTCCACTACGCAAGCCAGTGGGACGACGGCGAGCGGGGCATGGTCCGCGCCGCGCACAAGCTGCTGGACGAAGCGGACGTGGTGATGGGCTGGAACAGCCAGAAGTTCGACGTGCCGTGGCTGCAACGCTGCTTCATCGAACACAAGCTTCATCGTCCGTCGCCATTCAAGCAACTGGACCTGATGCGCGCGGTGAAGAAGTATGCGCGGCTTCCGAGCTACAAGCTGCAATTCGTCGCGGGCTGGCTCAACGTCGGCTCCAAGCTGCGCACGGGCGGCATGGAGTTGTGGGACGACGTGCTGGCCGGTGACGACAAGGCGCGCGAGAAGATGCGCCGCTACAACATTCAGGACACGAAGCTCACGGGTGAGGTGTACGCCGAGCTGAGTTCGCGCGGGTGGGTGTCCGCGCCCGTGAATCACTCCACGCTTGACGGCCACGTCTGCCCGCATTGCGCAAGCGATCGACTGCAAGCCCGTGGCTACGACTTCCGCGCCACGCGGCGCTACAAGCGGTGGTTCTGCCTCGACTGCAAGCGGTGGAGTAGCTCGGTGGCGAGTGAGCCAGGTTCCGCGCAACTGAGGCCAGCAGCATGAAAGATTACATCGGGCGATTCGGCGCAATCCTAGGCTGCATGGTCGGTGTCGTTGGCGGACTGGCTGGGATTGGCTGGCTGATGTACGCCATCAGTGAAGCATTTGGATTCATCGCTGTTATCGCTTTCATCATCATCATTGCAGCAGCTACAACCGCTGCGATGCCGAAAGGTGGGCCGCCGCTGCTATGAAAGAGTTCTTCGACGCCATCAACAACTCGCGCGGCTTCCACCTGTTCGCGGTCGGCCTGCATGCGGTGGGGGTGATCTTCTTCGCGTGGGCCTACAGCAAGGTGCCGTCCAACCTGTTCGTGTTCTTTGCGGGCTGGTGCTGCGTCTACGGCGCATCCAGCCTCGTGTGGCTGCGGAAGGAGAAAGCGAAATGATCGTGTTCCTGCTGACGGTGGGGATCTTGGGCGGCGCGTGGCTGTGGACGACGAAGCATCGGCGCTATGCGCTTCCGTTCGCGCTGACGTTCGTGGGGCCGCCGCTGTTCGGGTATGCGCTGGTCTGGCTGTTTTGGGCTCAGTAAGGGGAAGGATGTGGGCGTAGCCGTGTTGCTGAAGGACGCGACCATCGCGCAGCTTGAGGCGGCCCTTGAGGCTGCGAAGCTGAAGAATCGTCTCGATGAGTGGTCGATTCCCGTGCCCGAATCGGGCTGCTGGCTGTGGACCGGCTGCACATCCGGCGGCTATGGATTGACCAGCCACCGAAACAAGTCCGTTGGCGCGCATCGCGTTTCATGGATGGTCCATCGAGGACCTATTCCTGACGGCGCGGTCGTTTGCCACAAGTGCGACACGCCAGGCTGCATCAATCCCGATCACCTGTTCCTCGGCTCGCATCGCGAAAACATGCTGGACAAGATCCGTAAGGGCCGCCAGCCAAGCAACGCAGGGGAGCGGCACGGGATGTCGAAGCTGTCGGACGCCGACGTTCGCGAGATTCGCCGTCGCGTGTGGGCGGGTGAGCGCCAGCGTGATGTTGCTGCGGCATTTGGCGTCACTCGGGGCCACATCAGCTACATCACCACGAGCAGGGGGTGGCGCGATGTTGCCTGAAGTTGTCGAGACCACTATCCGCGAGAACTGCGTGGACATTCGCGGTGGCGATCTGCGCAGCTACTACGCAGGCTTCACCCGCCGCGCGTTGCCTGATGGCGCGATCTGGCGTCTGTCCCTCGCATCGTCCTGCCTGCCCGTCGAGCATCCCGGCTACATGGCATGGCTCACGACGGTGAGCGGCACGGAGCGGTTCTGCCCGAAGTTGCAACAGTGGGCGATTGGGCTGGGGGCGACGATTGCCCGGATGAAGCCGCGCCTGCGGACCCGTGCGCGGACGTTCGTTGCGAGCTACGACCACACATGGGGGCGGCAGGCGTCGCTGGATGGCCTGAGCGTGGCGCTGTTCGGCGCGGACACGGTGCCTGCGACGTTGGCGCGGTCGGAGGAGTTCGGCTGCGACAGGGACGCCTACGCACGCATTCGCAATTTCGTGGCGGGGGCAATCCTGCTCGCGTCGTGGCAGTACGAGGACGCCCTGTCGTGGGCGCACAAAGTAGCGAGGGATTCATGAAGACTGTGATCGGCTGCGTGATGATTTTGAGTGCCATCGTGCTTGGCCTGTGGGCTGGCGTCTGGTGGGCCTTTATCGGCGGCATCGTGGACGTGATTGAGCAGGTTCGGGCTCCGGAAATGTCCGCCATCGCCATTGCCATTGGCGTCGCCAAGGTGGTTTTCGCAGGGTTCATTGGTTGGTTGGCGTTCGCTGTGTTGGCGATTCCGGGCAAGTTGCTGATCCTGTCGGACTAAGGGCTCGTTACGGGCGCAGCCCTCAGAAAGCCGTTATATGGTGAGTATGAGGGCGAAGTATTTGCCCGCCCGGATGCTCCGGCTGAGGACGCCGGGTTCTCATTAGGGAGTCACGCATGACCACAGCCGCCATTGCTGACGGCGTGGTCGCTGCGGACACCCAGCTCACGGGCGGCAACTACGCGGTACGGGTCGCCAAGATGGTGCGCCTGCCCGATGGTGGCGTGGCCGTGGGCTGCGGGCTCTGGCGCAACGCATGGGCGGGCCTGCAATGGCTGGCTGGCGGCGAGAAGGGCGATCCGCCCGACTTGGACGGCGCGCAGATCGCGGTGGTGCGGCCTGACGGGGCGATCCTCCTGGCCGACGAGAGTTTCCCCCTGTATCCGATCATGGAAAGCAGCTACGCCCTCGGGTGCGGCGCTGACCTTGCCCGCAAGGCGATGGCGGACGGGAAGGACCCGGTGCAGGCGGTGGCCGAGGCCTGCGAGCTGGACGCGGTGAGCAGCGGTCCGATCATGCGGATGAAGGCGCAGGCGATTGAGTTCGACGCCCCGACCTTGCACGAGGTGAAGCGTGGACGACGACCCGCTCGCTGACCTCGACGCGGCCGACGAGGACTTGCTGCGCCTGCGGGCGATGGCGAACCAGATTGCGCTGCATATCGTGTTCGACGGCAAGACGATCATGGTGCGCTGCCAGAACGGTAGCGACGTGGAATGGCTGTGCAGGCGGGTGCTGGAGCAGTACGCAGCTCCGGCGGGCCGCACGGTCAACTAATCAAGCGCCAAGGCGCAACACAAAGGATGCGCCCAGTGCGAAGTGAAGTCGTCGATGCGCTCAAGTCAGCGCCCCCCGCAGGCTATCTCGTGGGAACGGTTGCAGGCTTGTCGTGGAGCGAATGGGCGTCGATTGCGGCGCTGGTCTACACCTGCTGGCTGCTTGGCGAGAAGGTGTGGAAGGTGCTGGGTCCGAAGGTGAAGGCATGGCGAGCCGCGCAGGGAAAGTAGGCGGCGCTACGGCGGCCGTGCTGCTCCTGGCGGCGGGCCTCATTCGCCCGTGGGAAGGCGTGCGCTACACGCCGTATGTCGATCCCGTTGGCGTCCTGACGGTCTGCTACGGTTCGACCAAAAACGTTGACCCGAACCGCAAATATACGAAGGCGGAATGTCAGGCGCGGCTCGACGCGGATATGCGCGAGGCCGATGCCGCAGTCCGCCGCTGCGTGGCGCGTGAGATGCCCGATGGCGTCCGCGCTGCGCTGATCTCGCTGACCTTCAACGTCGGCCCGAAGCCGGTATGCGTGGGCTCGCCGGGGAAGTTCGCGCGAGCGGGCGACTGGCCGAACACGTGCAAGTCGCTGGAGCTTTACAAGTACGCAGGCGGCCGCGTGTATCGCGGGCTGGTGCTGCGTCGGGCCGACGAAAGGCGCGTGTGCGAGCAGGGCTTGCGGTAGGATATGCAACATGCAAAGCGCATTTGAACAAGCATTCTGGAATGTGTATTTCGCCGTCGTGGTGATGGCGCTGCGTTCCAACTGAACGAACCTCGGGGCAGACGAGCCGAAAGGCCGATCCGAATACGAGGTTTGTCGCGTTAGTCGTAGACGGACGCGCGACTCCGTTGGCAAGCCGGGTAACGCCGGATGCGCGAACGGGTTTAACCAAAAGGCTCGCCCTAACCGGCGGGCCTTTTCTTTTGGAGGTCTCGTGATCGCATTCGCCCTCGGCATCGTGATCGGCATTCCGGTAGGCGGCGCACTCACGCTGTACGCGCTGTGGAAGCAGGGAATCCTCACGCGGGACGACTTCAACGCATGACCCCCGATAAGCGCGCAACGCTGCTGAAGGCCCTCGTCTTCATCGGCGCGGGCCTGTTGCTGGTCTTCGGCTACATCTCGCAAGACGTTTGGCTGCACGCGGTAATCGGGAGTTAGGCATATGCGCATCCTTCTGCTCGCCCTTCTGGCTTTTGTGACGGGGTGTAGTGGATGCGCAACAACGCAGGACGTACAGCACTCGGCGGCCCTCCGCCTGGAGTTCGCTGACGGCCTGTGCAGCGGCACAGCGGTCGCGGCGGACGAGATCGTCAGCGCGGCCCACTGTTTCGGCGGCGTGCTTGAGAGCATCAACGGCGAGCCCGTGACGGGTTACCGCCTCGTGAGCCGGAAGGATGACGTGGTGCGCATCCACGTCGATGGCCCGCGCTTCAAGGTGTGGGCGCGCAAGTTCGGCAAGGCGGTGCAGGGTGATCGCGTGTCGTGGCATGGCAACCCGCTGGGTGCGCCCGACATGCTGCGCGAAGGCTACGTCTCTGGAATCGTTGACGGCCTGTACGTCATCGCGGCGGCAACGTGCGTGGGCGACAGCGGGCCGGGCATCTTCAACGAGCGCGGCGAATTGGTGGCGGTGGTGAGCAAGATCCCCACGCCCAAGTGCAGCCCGTTCGTGCTGGCGGTGCCGGTGTGACTTGGCTCGCTGCATTCCGCCTGATCGGCATTCGCGGCCTGCTGGCGATTGCCTTTGCCCTCTCCACGCTGACCTTCTACGCCATGTGGAAGCACCAAGTGGAACGCAACTGGCAGATCTTGAGCCAGTACACCAAGGCGCAGGCCGACGCACAGATTGCGGCTCGCCAGGCCGAGGCCCGCAAGGCCCAAGAACTGGCGGCCATCGCGGACAAGTACGAGCAGGACAAGAGGGCAGCCGATGAAGCGCAACGCAAGCTGGTTGCTGATCTGCGGGCTGGCTCTGTGCGGTTGCAAGAGCGTTGGGCCGGTTGTGTGTCCGACGTTGCCGCCACCGCCGCCGAGCGTGATGCAGCCGCCCGAGACCGAGAAGAAAGTGCGGCGCGAATTGTTCGTGCAGCCCGAGACGCCGACGACCAAATCCGCGCCCTCCAAGAGATTGTGAGGAAGGACCGGCAGCCATGATTCACCACAAGACCACGATGCGCTGGGATTGGAAGGCGTCGGAGTGGAAGCATGTCGGCTGGCGCATGGGGCACGTAGTCGCGTCACCGTTGCCGGGCAAGTTCCATCCGTCATTGATCGGCAGTCATTGGAAGGCGCCGTTTCTGGCGCGCGGATGATTGACCTATATCAAGGCGATTGCCTAGAGGTTATGGGGCGGTTGCCGAGCAACAGCGTTGACTTGATTTTGTGCGATCTGCCGTATGGCACCACCTCGTGCAAGTGGGATTCGGTCATTCCGTTCGACGCCCTGTGGTCGCAGTACCGCAGGATCGCCAAGCGCAATGCCGCTATTGTGCTGACGGCAAACCAGCCTTTCACCACGGCGCTGATCGCCAGCAACTTGTGCGAGTTCCGCTATACGTGGGTGTGGGACAAGGTGAATCGCCCCACAGGATTCCTGAACGCAAAGCTGAGGCCGCTACGCGCGTTTGAGGATGTTTGCGTGTTCTACAGGGCGCAGCCCACGTACAACCCGCAGAAGTGGCGGGGCGAGCCGTACAAGACGACTCACGGCAGTTCGGGCGAGGCATACCACAGGACAGAGACAAGGACGCAGGTGTGTGCGGACGGGATGCGCTACCCGCAAGACCTGATCCGCATCAAGGCCGACAACCGAGGGGTTGAGGGCCGCGTCCACCCGACGCAGAAGCCCGTCGCGCTGATGGAATACCTCGTCAAGACATACAGCAACGAAGGCGACACCGTTCTGGACAATTGCATGGGCTCCGGCACTACCGGCGTCGCTTGTGCAAATACAGGGCGCAGGTTCATCGGCATAGAGCGCGACGCCGACTATTTCACCATCGCGTCGAAGCGCGTTGGGGTTGCGGGGGCTAAGCCCCGCGTGTGGGTACCGCTTGCGGTGTCAGGCGACTGACCGGCCCACCGTAGACGCGCCGTGTTGGTGGCAAGAGCGACGGGCGTGCCGCAAGCAATTATTCGCAAGGACGCCCCAACAGAGGGCAACAGCTTGAGCATTGACGCCAAGGCGGCCATGAAGGTCGTCGAAGATGGTTTGCAAGTCGTGTCCACGGCATTTGCCGAGAAGGACGCCAGCCTCAACGCGATGTCCCTGCAAGTGGATGGCCTGAGCGCGGCGAACGTGGCATTGCAGGCGCAGCTGGACACCGCCAACGCGACGATTGCGGACCTCAAGGCGAAGTTGGAGCCGAAACCGCCTGCGCCGAAGACCGTGAAGGACTATGGCGTTGTCGGTGATGGCATCAAGGACGACACCGCCGCAATGCAGGCTGCGCTCGATGCCGGCGTGCGGGACGTGCCTGCGGGCAAGTACCTGATCGACCCGGCCAAGAGCCTGCTGGTCCGCGATGGCGTGCAGGTGAAGGCTGATCCGAACGCAATCCTGCTGTGCAAGGCCAACGCCCTGCCGCGCTACTACATCGTGCGCTTGGTGGGGGCGAAGTCTGCATGGACGGGCGGGCAGATCATGGGCGACCGTGACCGCCATACGTACACCGCTGGCAGCACCCACGAGTGGGGCTACGGCGCGATGCTGTCGGGCGATGGCGCAAGCCTGACCGACTGCGTGATCGACGGTTGCACGGGCGATGGCATTGGCGTGAGTGGCGATAACGTCACGCTGCGCAATGTCGTGTCCAAGCGCAACCGTCGCCAGGGGTTGAGCGTGTTCGCCTGCAAGGGCTTCCGCGCCTACAACTGCCAATTCAACGACACGAAGGGAACCGCGCCGCAAGCGGGCGTGGACTTCGAGCCGGATAACGGTGCGGTGCTGGATGCGGTGATGGAGAACTGCATCGCCAAGAACAACAGCACGGCGGGCTTCATGGCATGGGTGCGCGCTGAAGTGGCGGGCAACGTGGAAGTCACGCTGAAGAACTGCAACACCGAAGGCAACGCCAACGGGATCCAAGGCAAGGGGCTGAACGGCAAGGCGCTGATGCGCGTGGAGGGCGGTAATCACGTCAACCGCAGCGCAGGGGTTCGGTCCGAGGATGGATGCACGGTGACGCTGGTCGCGTCCACGTTCTCCTTTGCAGGCAAGCCCGTGTCCTTCGCCCAACAGTGGGCCGTGCAGAAGGTCGGCACGGGGCAGGTGGTGCAGACGGGGGTTGTGTACAAGTGAGCCGCAAGACCGAAGGCGGCAAGGGCGACAGGATCGCAGGATTCAACCAGTCCGCCTTCGAGGCGGGCTATGCGGCAATCAAGTGGAACACAAGGCCAGAGGCCACTGAGGAGGTGGCTTGTGGCCGCCAAGATCGAAATCGAATCGTCAGAGACGACCGACTTGCAGGGGTTCTTGAGTCACCTGGCGGGGAGTCATCCGGCCAAGAGTGAGAGCGAATACGAACACTGGCTGCTGGATAACAGCGCCGCGTTCCTATCGTGCCTTGGGTACACCGCATCACATATCCGTCGCAACGCTCCGCTGCGCGGCACATCGACTCGGCCTGATTGGGTCATCGAAGGTGACGACTTCGTTGCCATCTTCGAGATGAAGCACAAGCGCGCTGGCCTGCCTTATCCGGGATGCACCTATCAGACTTCGGGCCTCGGCCAGTTGCTGATGTACGGCGCGGCCGCAAGGGCGCTAGGTAAGCGCGTCCGCCTGTACCTCGTGGACAGCCATATCCACACCGAAACGGTGGATACGGTGCTGGCCTATGGGTTGCCGGTGACGCTGGTTGAGGCCAGCGAGGAAAAGATCGCCGTTCTGTACGGGCCGCAGTGATGGCCCGCCCGAGGACGACGCTCGCCAAGCTGCCTGACGACTGGCAAGAGATCTGTAAGCGTGTGGGTTCTGAGGGCGGATCGGCCGTCGAGCTGCGTGCCGAATTAGGCATTGGCCGGTCGGCGTGGGACACCCTCCAGACCGACTCGCCAGAGTTTCAGGCAGCCGTAAAAAGCGCCGAGGACGCCAGCAACGTCTGGTGGGAACAGTTGGGCCGCAAGCTGGCCGCCAATGGTGGTGGCAATTCGGCCGTGTGGATCTTCAACATGAAGAACCGCTTCAACTGGCGCGACAAGCAAGATGATGCAGGCGAGGATGGCGATGCGCCGTCCCCGGTCAAGATCGAAGTGACGGTGAAAGATGGGCGTAAGCCCGACGCTGACTAAGCCGCAGGCGCGGTTCCTCGCGCTGCCGCACAAGTTCGGCGCATTCGTGGGTGGGTTCGGCTCCGGCAAGACGTGGACGCTGTGCGCGGGCCAGGCGAAGCACTACTGGGAGCATCCCAAGGCGCATCGCGGCTACTTCGCGCCGACCTATCCGCAGATCCGCGACATCTTCTTCCCTACGGTGGAGGAGGTGGCCCACGACTGGGGCCTGCGCGTGCGCATCGCGGAAGTGAACAAAGAGGTGCATTGGTACAGCGGTCGCCAGTACCGAGGCACGACGATCTGCCGCAGCATGGAGAAGCCCGATTCCATCGTGGGCTTCAAGATCGCCGAGGCGGACGTGGACGAGGTGGACACGCTCCCCGCGCTCAAGGCGCAGCAGGCGTGGCGCAAGATCATTGCGCGACTGCGACTGAAGTACGAGGGCAAGAACGGCGCGCGGGTGGCGACGACGCCTGAGGGCTTCAAGTTCACCTATGACCAGTGGGTCAAGCAGGTGCGCGACAAGCCCGCGCTGGCCCCGCTGTACGGGCTGGTGCAGGCCTCGACCTATGAGAACGAACGCTTCCTGCCCGATGGCTACATCGACTCGCTGCTGGCGTCCTATCCGCCGCAGCTGATCGAGGCCTATCTACAGGGACACTTCGTCAACCTCACCGCTGGCACGGTCTACCACGCCTTCGACCGCAAGCAGAACGCTTGCTCGGATGTGATGGTGGATGGCGAGCCGGTGTTCGTCGGCATGGACTTCAACGTCGGCAAGATGGCCGCCGTGATCCACGTGAAGCGCGACGGACAACCGCGCGCCGTGGGCGAGGTGGTGAATGCCTACGACACGCCCGACATGATCCGCATCCTGAAGGAGCGGCTGGGCGAGCGGCAGATTCGGGTGTACCCCGACGCCTCGGGCGGTTCGCGCAAGTCGGTGAACGCGAGCGTGACCGACATCAAGCTCCTGAAGGAAGGCGGGTTCCAGGTCTCCGCACCTGACGCCAATCCTCCAGTGAAGGACCGCATCAACAGCATGAACGGCATGTTTTGCAATGCGCAGAACGAACGCCGTTACCGGGTGAACGTGGACCTGTGCCCGACCTATGCCGACTGCCTGGAGCAGCAGGTGTGGGCCGAGAACGGCGAGCCCGACAAGGCCAGCGGCAACGACCACCCCAACGACGCGGCCGGGTACTTCATCCACCGCGACTTCCCGATCATCAAGCGCATCGCGCGCGTCGAACCTCTGCGAGTCTGACCGATGCCCTTGGCTGTCAACGAACAAAGCGAGGAGATCAACCTCCTTGCGTGCGAGTGGCCGGTGCTGGAGGCCTTGCAGGCTGGCACGCCCGCCATGCGCAACGCCCGCATGACCTACCTGCCGCAATGGCCCAACGAGGAAGCGGCGAGCTATACCGCACGTCTCGCCACGGCTACGCTGTTTCCCGCCTACCGCCGCACGGTCAACGTGATGGCGTCCAAACCCTTCGCCAAGGCGCTGGTGCTGTCCGACGACACGCCCGAGAGCATCGTGACGTGGGCCGAGGACATCGACTTGCAGGGCGTCTCGCTGCACGCCTTCGCCGCCGAGATGTTCAACGAGACCGTGGGCTATGGCCTGGCGGGCATCCTCGTGGAGTATCCGGCCGAAGTATCGTCCGCAGGGCTGACGGTCGCGCAGCTGGAGGCCTCGGGTCGGCGTCCGTACTTCGTGCGCGTGATGCACGACCAGATCCTTGGCTACAAGACCGAGAGCGTGGCCGGGCGCGTGCGCCTGACGCAGCTGCGACTGGCTGAGTCCACGACCGAGGACGACGGCGAGTACGGCACCAAGACGATCCCCTGCGTGCGCGTGTTGCGGCCGGGCTCGTGGGAGGTGTGGAAGCAGACGACCGACAAGAATTGGGTGCTGGAGGCTTCCGGCACCACCTCGCTGGCCGAGATTCCGTTCGTGCCGCTGTACGGTGTGCGCGATGGCTTCATGGTCGGCAAGCCTGCGCTGCTCGACTTGGCATATCTGAACGTCAAGCATTGGCAGTCGCAGAGCGATCAGGACACGATCCTGCATGTGGCCCGTGTCCCGATCCTCGCCATGATCGGCGCGGAGGACGAGACGCAGCTGACGGTGGGCGCGATGGCGGCGGTGAAGCTGCCCGACAAGGCCGACCTGAAGTTCGTCGAGCATTCGGGCGCGTCCATCGAGGCGGGCAAGCAATCACTGCTCCAGCTCGAAGAACAGATGGTGCAGACCGGCGCGGAACTGCTCGTGCAGAAGCCCGGTGCGCGGACGGCCACCGAAGACGCCAATGATGCCGAGGGCAACAAGTCCGACCTCCAACGCATGGCCGAGAACTTCGAGGATGCGCTCGACCAGGCGCTGTCCTTCATGGCGCAGTTCGCCAGCCTGCCCTCGGGCGGCTCGGTGTACCTGTTCAACGACTACGGCGCGGCGACGCTCTCGGATGCCTCGGCGGTGCTGCTGAAGGATCTCCAGATGGCGGGCCTGCTGTCGAAGGAGACCACGCTCAAGGAATTGCAGCGTCGCGGCTTCCTGTCGCCCGACCTGAGCATCGACGAGGAACTGGAGAAGGCCGAGGCCGATGGTCCGCCGCTCGGCGCGCAGCTGGACATGCTGGCGATTGGGGCGAAGCAAGACGCCAAGGACGACGAATAATGGGCTTCGGGACGGGGTGGTGGCGTAAGAGCGGGACGCCGGGTTTCGGTGGCGCGTTGCCACTGTCCTCCTTGTCCGCTGCGAAGTACGCCATCCAGCAAGGCGCGGCCGACGTGAACATCCTCGTCATCGGGGACAGCACCGGCAACGATACGACCGAATGGGTCTACCTGTTCGCGCAATGGCTCGAAGCGGAATATCCAAGCCACGCCGTGAGCTACCGGCTCTGGAACGACGGCGGCAACGTGTACGACGCGGCCGTCGCCATCGGCACCGGCACGGGCTCGCGCACCATCCGCATCTGGAATGCGAGCGTGGCGGGTGTGCGCCCGGCGTACTTCACTGGCAGCAAGTTCGCCCCGGCGATCAGTTCGCTGACCACGCCAGACCTCGTGATCTGGAGCCACGGCAAGAACAACATTTCGCAGGCCGGGTTCCCGCTGATTCGCGGTGACTTCCTGGCGGCGATGGAGATGGTTCGGCAAGCGCATCCGACTAGCGCACACGCGGTCATTTCGCAGAACCCGAACCGCGACGACGACGATTACCTGACGTGGATCGACCCGACGTTGCGCGAGATTTGCGCGGATCGCGGGGATACCACCCTGATCAATGTGTATGGGGCTTTCGCAGGCAAGGCGTCGAGCCTGTACCTCGACAACCTGCATCCGTCTGATACCGGCTCCGCATTATGGGCGTCGGTCGTGCAGGGTTATTGGCGGCAGGCCGCAGCGAGCCCGTTCACGTCGCTGGCCGCGTGGCTCAACACGCAGGCCACGAATCTGATTACCAACGGCGACTTCTCCACATGGACTGGCGCCGTTCCGACTGGCTGGACAGTCACGGGGTCGGGCACGACGACGACCAAGGACACGGGCGAGGTGGATGGCGCTTCGCCGTACTCGGCGCGCGTCAACTGTACGGCCGCCAGTTCGATCCTGCGCTTCTCGGCGGGCGCGCCGCTGCTGGCATCACTCGTCGGCAAGACCGTGACGCTTGCGGTGCGCCAGAAGATTCCGGTGGCGCAGGCCAGCACTGTAGGCCGCATCGCCGTGGCGTACACGGGTGGTGCGATGACATCCTCGGCGTCCACCTACGGGCAAGGTGCCTGGCGCTGGCTGGTCTTGTCGGGCGTGGCGATCCCTGCGGGCAGCGCGTTCCTCCGGTGCGAGTTGTACGGCGACTCCGCCGCGAGCGCGGGCAGCACGGTCTACTACGACCGCGCGATCCTGGTCGAAGGCGACATTCCGCGCGACATGCTCTGATGCCCGTCAACGACATACTGCTCGACCGCGTGATCGACCGCGAGGTGGATCTGCGCCGCTTCGAGCGCGGGGTAATCCTGCGCCTGATCGCGGTGTTGAACCGCACCGACGCGCGCCTCACCGCGCAGCTGTCGGAAGCCTTGCTGCGCTTGGATCGCGAGAGCTTCACGGTCGAACGACTGGAGGCCTTGCTCGCCTCGGTGCGTGCGACCAATGCCGAAGCCTACGCTGCGGTGTTCGCGGCGCTGGAACCCGAGCTGCGCGACCTCGCTGCGCTGGAGGCCGAGGCGCAAGCCACGCTCATGCAGCGCACGGTACCTGCGGCGGTCCAGCTGCGCGTGCCGGTCGTGGGCGTGGGGTTGGATGTGGTGTATGCCGCAGCGTTCTCCCAGCCCTTCCAAGGCCGCCTCCTGCGCGATTGGGTGCGCACGGTGGAGCAGGGCAGGCTGGTGCAGATTCGCAACGCGGTGCGCGCGGGTTATGTCGAAGGTCGCACGACCTCCGAGATCATCCGCAGCATCCGGGGCACCAAGGCGCTGAACTACGCCGACGGGCTGCTGGATCGCTCGCGGCGGGAGCTGGCGACGGTCGTGCAGACGGCCCTGTCGCATACCGCGCAGACGGCCCGCCAGGCGTTCACGGATGCCAACGCGGGGCTGGTGAAGGCGATCAAGTGGGTGTCCACGCTGGACAGCCGCACGAGCCCGATGTGTCGGGTCCGCGATGGGTTGCTGTACACCACCGAACACAAGCCAGTCGGCCACAAGGTGCCGTGGCTGGAGGGTCCGGGGCGGCTGCACTTCAACTGCCGCTCGGTGTCCGTGCCGGTGCTGAAGTCGTGGCGCGAGCTTGGTCTGGACGCCGACGAGCTGCCTGCGGGAACGCGTGCCTCTATGGACGGGCAGGTTCCGGCCGATCTGACGTATGCCCAATGGTTCGCCAAGCAATCGGCGGCCCGACAGGATGAGATCGTCGGCCCGGTGCGGGGCAAGCTGTTCCGTGAGGGTAAGGTCAGCTTTGACCGCTTTACCGATGACCGGGGGCGCTGGTTGACCCTTGATAACCTGCGGGAAAGGCTATAGTTCGTAAGGACTTGGCAATGGCGCGAGGTGGCTGTGGGCAAGGTCTTTCTGAATGACGAAGGCGCAGCTCCTGCGCTCGGCCTAAAGCGGCACGAGTCGTGGGACATTGAGAACCTTCGCTGCTGGCGCGATGCGACTGGCAGCTACTTCTACGCAGACGGAAAGTTGGTGGACATCATTCCCCACATTCCGATAAGCGACGAAGAGTTCCTGCGCCGCAAGCTTGGCCTAGACGACAACGACCCTCGCGACAGGTCAAACTCATGACCACTCAGCTCAGCGAGTTCTGGCAAATGGTGTTGTTCGCATGGGTGTTCTTCGGAATCCCTGCGGTGCCGCTGACGTTCGCGCTTGTCATGCAATGGAAGCAGCGCGGCCGACGCGGCAAGGGCCGCTCTCTGGTCTGATGCCCGACCTCAAGGCCATACGCGGCAACAAGCCCAAGGCGATGGCGCAGGCGCGCATCCTTGAGTGCCCGTGTGGCTCGCGCCGCATCCGCGAGGAGCGCGTGGGCGTGGCGGTGGACGCTGGCGGCAAGACCGTCCACCGTGGCACCCTTGTCCGCGTCTGTGGGGAATGCGGGAAGGTGCTGCAATGAAATGGGTACTGGTGGCGGTCGTGCTGGTGGGCGCGTTCCTCGCCTACGGCTCGCATCTGGCGAACACGCCGGAGGGCAAGCAACGCATTGCGGAACGTCGCGCGATTGATCGCTGCCGCGAGCAGCAGGACGACGCGTTACAGGAATTGGCGACGCGCAGGTTGATCCGCGTGGCCTGCGACAACATGGTGGCGGACTACCGCGCGAAGTGGAACCGCGAGCCGTAACGACAACGACATTCGATACACCAAGGGCCGCCCAGTGGGTGGCCCTTTTCTTTTGGGGCCGCGCCCCGCAATCCGCCTAGAGGGCAAACCAACGTGAGTGATGCAATCGACCTGTCCGCACCCGAGGTGCAGGACGCGATCCGTGCTGCCGTGGAAAAAGCAACCGAAGGCCTCGTCACCAAGAACCGGGAACTCCTGGCCGAAGTGAAGGAAGCCCGCAAGGGCCGCGAGGTGAAGCCCGAGGATGTCGAAAAGCTGGAAAGCACAATCGACACGCTGAAGGAACAACTGAGCGAGGCCACCAAGTCGGCGAAGCAGTCCACCAAGGACGCCGAAGCGGCACGCAAGGAACTGGAAAACGAACGCACGCAGACCAATCGCCTGCTCGTGGACAACGGCCTCACCGACGCGCTGGTCAAGGCGGGCGTGACCAACCCCGTCCACCAGAAGGCGGCCAAGGCGCTGCTGCGCGAAGGCGTCTCGCTGGATCCCGACAAGGCTCTGAAGGTCGGTGAGAAGGCGCTGGGCGATTACATCACCGAATGGGCGGGCGGCGACGAAGGCAAGCACTTCGTGGCGGCTCCCCAAGCACAAGGCGGCGGCTCGCAGGGCGGGCGCAGCAAACCCGAAACCAAACCAAAGGGTGACAGCGGCGGCGACAAAGACGCTCGCCTCGCACGCGCCCAAGAGCTGCTTGCGCAGCACGAGGAATAAAGAATGGCTCTGTCCAGCATGAAGGTCTTCAACAAGACCGTCCAGACGATGGCGACCGAAAAGCTCGCCCAAGATGTCGAAAAGTTCAACGCCGCATCCGCCGGCGCGATCCGCCTCACGGCCGAAGGCTTCGAGGGCGACTACCGCTACGAGAACTTCTGGGCGTCGCTGCACGCGGCCCAGCGTCGCGTGGATCGCTATGCGTCCAACGCGGCTGCCTCCAGCACGGCGCTCTCGCAGCTCCAGGCCGTGGGCGTCAAGGTGGCTGGTGGCTTCGGCCCCATCCTGTTCGAGCCGGGCCAGCTGGCGTGGGTGCAGAAGTCGCCCGCCGAAGCGGCCGAAGTGATCTCGCGCTACATGGCCGAGGCGATGCTGAAGGATCAGCTCAACACGGCGATTGCCGCGCTGGTTGCCGCCATCGAGGCGGGCACGACCAACACCGTGTACGACGCCAACACCGGCCCGATCACGTATGCCGACCTCAACTCGGCGCACGCGCTGTTCGGTGATGCGTCGCAGTCGTTGATCTGCGAAGTGATGGACGGCGTGACGTACCACAAGTTCGTCGGCCAGAACATCGCCAACGCCGCCACCCTGTTCACGTACTCCAGCGTGCGCGTGGTGGACATCCTCGGCCAGCGCGTCGTGGTCACGGACGCCCCGGCGCTCCGCGAAGCCTCGACCACGGCGAACGATGCGAAGGTGCTGTCGCTGGCGGCGGGTGCGGCCACGATCTACGACGGCTCGGACCTGATCACCAACATCCAGACGACCAACGGCAAGGAACGCATCGAGACCACGATGCAGGCCGACTACACCTTCGGTGTGGCGCTCAAGGGCTTCGCGTGGGATGTCACCAACGGCGGCAAGTCGCCGACCGACGCCGAACTGGCGACGGGCTCGAACTGGGACAAGGTGGCCTCCTCGTGGAAGCACACGGCGGGCGTCATCACCCTCGGCATCGTCACCAGCTCGTAAGGACCAAACGGAGGGCTCTTTCGGGAGCCCTCCTTCCTGCATGGACGACATCGACAGCGAACGCACGAAGTACCAGAAGGCGTGGGCCATTCCGGGCTACGCCGACTACGCCCCCGGCCTGCACGAGCTCGCAGGCGCATTGAAGTGGATGCAGCCCGAAGCCGGGGCGAGCATCACCGACTGGGGCAGCGGATCGGGCAAGGCCGCCGATGCGCTCGTGGACCGTGGCTTCAAGGTCCGCATGGTGGACATCGCGTCCAACGCCTACCGGGGCAAGCACGGCCCGGTGATCGAAGCGTGTTTGTGGGACTTGCCTGCCGACATGGAGGCCACGCAGTACGGCTACTGCACGGACGTGATGGAACACATCCCGCCCGAGCATGTGGACGCCGTGTTGCAGGGCGTCGCCCAGCGCACAGAGCGTGCGTGCTTCTTCCAGATCGCCCTGTACCACGACCGATTCGGCGCGCAAGTCGGTGCGCCGCTGCACCTGAGCGTGTTCCCACCCAAGTGGTGGGAAGCACGGCTCAACCAACATTTCGCGCGCGTGGAGTACGTCCAGGTGCGCAACAAGAACCTACTGGCCCTCGCCCATGCGTGATTTCAAAGAACTGATCCTCGCGCACAAGGGCAAGCGGATCTGCGTGATGGGCGGTGGCCCGCTCGTGATCCCGAAGGCCGACGTCTACATCAGCACCAACGCCCACGGCGTCGAGCTGCAAGCGCCCGACTACCTGCTGGCGATGGACGAGAAGAACAGCCGCGAGGGCAAGGAGATGGGCGCGTTCCTGCGCGCCAAGTCCGACGCCCCGATCATCAGCCCACACGGCTACGCGGACTTCCGCCTCGGCCACTGGCCGCAGAACCCGCGCTTCGTCCTGTCCGGGATGATCGCCACGTGGGCCGCGTTCGCGATGGGCGCAAAGGTCGTGCTGCTCGCAGGCTGCGATGGCTACGGCGGCGACCCCGGCTACGTGGACGAGGCGCGCAAGATCGCCCGCGACGTGAAGTGTCCGGTGCGTGTCGTTGGGGGTGGCCCGCTCACGCAGGTGTGGCCCGAGTACGACGCCAAGGAACGCTTCGGCAAGTACGTCCCGCACAGCGCCATCGACGGCCTGCTCGGCGTTCCAGGGCAGATCCGCATCCGCGCCCGCAAGGCGTGTTCGGTCGGCTACACCGATTTGGTCAAGGGCCAGGAAATGAGCGCCATGCGCCATGAAGTCGCCCTGTTGCTCAAGCACCGCATGGTGGAGGAAGTCTAGTGGCCCTGATTGTCGAAGATGGCTCGGGCGTCGCTGGCGCGGAGTCCTACATCAGCGTGGCGGATGCCGATACGTACTTCGCCGCGCGCGGCAATGCGGCGTGGGCGGCGCTGACCACCGACCAGAAGGAACAGGCGCTACGCAAGGGCACCGACTACATGGAGGCCCGTTACCGCTGGCGCGGTGATCGCGTGGCGGACGGACAGGCCCTCTCGTGGCCGCGCAGCTGCGTGTATGCCTTCGGGTACTCCGTGGACGCGGACATCGTTCCTGAGCGCGTACAGCGCGCCTGCGCGGAGCTGGCGGTGCGTGCCTCGGCCGACGACCTCTCGCCCGATGTAGGCGCACAGGTGAAGCAGGAGACGGTGGGACCGATCTCGGTCACCTACGCGGACGGGGCGCGGCAGACGACGGCATACAAGGCCGTGGACGCCATGCTCGCGCCCTACGTGTACGGCATGGGCTCGATTCCGGTGTCGCGCGCGTGAGCTTCGACTACAGCCGCACGTCCGCCACGGCACTGGGCCTGCTGCAACGCTTCGGCGCGGCGGCCACGCTCAAGCGCAAGACGGCGGGCAGCTACGACCCCAGCACGGGCACGAGCGCCGAGACGGTCACGTCGCTGGCAACGACCGCGTGCGTGTTCGACTACCCGCAGTCCTACGTGGACGGCACGCTGATCCTGGCGGGTGACAAGCGCGCCTACCTGTCCAGTGAGCAGGAGCCCAAGCAGGGCGACGTGCTGACGTGGAATGCCGTGGACCAGACGGTGATCGCGGTCAAGGCCGTGGCCCCTGCCGGGGTGGCGGTGATGTACGAGGCGCAGCTGCGTGGGTGAGTTCGCGCTCGATATTTCCGCCTTCGTGCAAAAGGCCGAAGGCAACGTGACGCAAGTCGTGCAGAAGGTGAGCGGACACCTGCTCGCCTCGGTCGTCCTGCGGACTCCGGTCGGCAATCCGTCCCTGTGGAAGTCCAAGCCCCCGAAGGGCTACGTGGGCGGTCGCCTGCGCGGCAACTGGAACGTCTCCATCGGGGCGGGGGACTTCGGCACGACGCCGGTCCGCGACCAGTCGGGCGGCGCGACGATTGCGCGCGGCACCAACATCCTGCACGGCTGGAAGGACGGCGACATCTACCTGATGAACTCGCTGCCCTACGTGCGCCCCATCGAATACCTCGGGCACAGCAAGCAAGCCCCGGCAGGCATGGTGCGGCTGACCGTGACCGAGTTCCAGACATTCGTGGAGCAGGCGGTGAACGAGGTGGACAAGTGAGCGCCAAGCGCATCCGCGCCATCTACGAAGGCCGCCTGAAGACGTGGGCCGATGCGCGCAGTCCTGCGCTGTCGGTGGCGTTCGAGAACGTGCCCTTCAATCCAGCGAACGGCAGCACGTACCTGCGCGCCTTCCTGCTGCCAGCCGCCACGACGAGCCCCGATCTCGCGGGCGCGCTGACCACGTATCGCGGTGTGTTCCAGGTTTCGGTGTGCGCACCGATCAACAAGGGCGCAGGGGCCGCGCTGGGAATCGCCGACGAATTGGCTGCCCTGTTCGTGGTCAACGCACGCCTGACAGCCTCGGGCTTCACCGTGCAGCAGATCACGCCCTGTTCCGTCGCGCCTGCCTTGCAGGACGACACGCACTACATCGTGCCGGTCTCCTTCGAGTACCGCGCCGACACGTAACTCCAGCTCCGCGCTGGTTCCATCCGCCGCCTCCGGGCGGTTTTTTTATGCCTAGAGGAAATGCCTAAATGGCCGTCACCCTGCCGAATGGGTCGTTGATCGCTATCGCTAGCGGTTACGGCTCCAGCAAGACCGTCTCCGCAATCTCCAACGCCAACCCCGGTGTCGTGACTTCGACCTCGCACGGCATCAGCGACGCCACGTTCGTGGAAGTCACCTCGGGCTGGTCGCGCCTGAACAACAAGATCGTCCGCGTGTCGGGCAGCGCCACCAACTCCTTCAACCTCGAAGGCTACGACACCTCGTCCACGAGCATCTATCCGGCCGGTTCCGGCACGGGCTCGGTGCGTGCGGTCAGCGGTTGGACGCAGATCAGCCAGATCCTGGCGTCGTCCTTCTCGGGTGGCGAACAGCAGTTCACCGATTACCAGTTCCTCGAATCGGACGCTGCGGTGCGCATCCCGACGTTCAAGTCGCCCGCCACGGTCACGCTGACCATTGCCGACGACCCGTCGTTGGCTGGCTTCGTCGCTGCGTTGGCGGCGAACAACGACCGCGCCCAGCGCGCCGTCAAGATCACGCTGTCGAACGGCGCGATCCTGCTCTACAACGCCTACGTCTCCGTTGCGACGCTGCCGTCGCTCACGGTCAACGAAGTGATGTCCACCCAGTTGACGCTCTCGTTGCTCAACGAGCCGGTCCGCTACACCTCGTAAGGAGCAACATGGCGAAGTTGAAGCTCAATCCCGAGCCCACCTTCAAGGCCGACGTGCCGGTCCCCGTTCCGGGGGCCGGTCCGGTCAAGGTGAAGTTCACGTTCAAGTGGCGCAAGCGCGACGAGATCGTGGATTGGCTGGAGTCGGCCAAGGACATGACCGACGCGGAAATCATTATGGACAGCGCGATTGGCTGGGAACTCGATGACGAGTTCAACGCCGAGAACGCCGAACGCCTCTGCAACACCTACACGGGCGCGGGGCGTGAGTTCGTCAATACCTACCTCGACGAACTGCGCGGAGTGCGCACAAAAAACTGAAGGGCATCGCCAGGGCGATTGCCGAAGGGGACCAGCGCGAGAAGGAGGCCGCCGAGTTCGGCTTCCTTCCCGAAGACTTCCCTGACGATGCCTTAGAGATTTGGCCCGACACGCTCGCGGCCCACAACGCCTTCGTCGCCCTTTCGACGCAATGGCGCACCAGTTACGGCGGCATCACCGGACTGGACTACAACGCCATCCCTTCCGTGCTTCGACTGATCGCCATTCCTCGCAAGGAGTGGTCGGGCGTGTTCGAGGACTTGCGGGTGATGGAGGCCGAGACGCTGAAGATCCTCACCGAGCAAAGGGAACATCGTGGCTGACATCGCATCGCTCGGTATTCGCGTCACCACGACTGGCGCGAAGGAAGCCGCCGCCGACCTCGGGCAGCTGGACACCGCCAGCCAGAAGGTCGAGAAGTCCGCGAACACCGCCGCCAAGGCGATGTCCGCGAACGCCAAGTCGGCCAAGGAACTGCAATTCGCCACGCGCGGCCTGCCCGCGCAGTTCACCGACATCGTGACCTCGCTACAAGGGGGCCAGCGTCCGCTGCAAGTCCTGCTCCAGCAGGGCGGCCAGATCAAGGACCTGTTCGGTGGCATCGGCCCCGCCATCCGTGCCGTGGGTGGTTACGTCGCGGGCCTCATAAATCCCTTTACCATCGCTGCCGCTGCCGTTGTCGGGCTGGGCCTTGCGTGGAAGGAGGCCGCCGACGAGGCGCAGGCCTTCAACCTCGCGATCATCCAGTCGGGCGACTATGCCCGCAAGAGCGCGGACGACCTCGAAACGCTCGCCAGTCGCCTCGACGAGACGACCAACGCCACGCAACGCTTCGCCAGCGACGTGATCGCGCAGGTGGTGGCCTCGGGCCGCTTCACGGGCGAACAGGTCGATCTGGTTTCCACCGCCATCATCAACATGGCGAAGGCCGTGCAGGCGGCCGGTGGCGATGCGGACGACACGATCAAGGATCTGATCAAGTCGTTCACCGACCTGTCGCGCGATCCGGTCGATGCGCTGCTCAAGCTCAACGAAACGCAGCACTTCCTCACGCAGTCCACGCTGGAACAGGTCGAGACGCTGAAGAAGCAAGGCCGCGAGGCCGAGGCGGTCGATGTCGCCATCAAGGCGATGGCCGACACGCTCAACGCCCGCGCGCCCGAGATGCAGTCCAACCTCGGCGCGACGAGCATTGCGTTTGCCAGCCTGCGCGACAACGCCGCCGAAGCCCTCGACGGCATCGTGGACGGCTTCCGCCGCGCCGACGAAGCCGCGCTGAAGTTCCTGCGCTCCGGCTCGCTCGCTTCGCGCTCCGTGCGCAGCCTGCTCCCCATCGACTTCGGGAGTGCGAACGACGCGGACTTCTCCGGCGTCAAGGGCAGCGTCAACGGCGGCGGCCTGAGCATCGTCGATAGCAAGAAGGCGCGCCAGGACATCAAGGAGGTCGAGGACGCCCAGCGCGAATGGAACTCGTCGCTCCGGCAGGGCGAGACCAGCGCGCAACGACTGAAGCGCGAACTGGACGAGGTAGCGGAGGCCGGTAAGCGCCTCGGAAAGACCGACCCGGAAATCGCAGCGGCGCAGGACGCCATCCGCGACGCCTTTGCGCGCAAGGGGCCGAAGGCCCGCAAGCCGCGCAAGGTCAACACGCGCGGCATCGAAAACGCATCCGACCGCTTCGACGATATGGTCGGCAGCCTGCGTGCCGAAATCGAAGGCCCGCTGGAGCGTGTCGAGCAGCAACACATCAAGCGGATGCGCGAGCTGGAGCAGGCCGCACGTGACGGCAAGCGGTCGCACGAGGATCTGGCCGAGGCGCTGAAGCTCGAAGGCGAGGCCTACCAGCGCGCTGGCGACGAGGTGCAGCACCGCTACGAAGCGGAGATTGCCGCGCTCTCCGGCCCCATCGTGCAGGCCCAGCAGGCGCACGAGGCTGCGCTGCGTCGCATCGAGGAATTGAAGAAGGAAGGCGTGCTGACCGGCGCGCAATACAACGCGATGCTGGAGGAGGAGGCCAAGGCCTTCGAGGCCGACATGCACGCCGCCGAGCGTGCCGCCGATCCCATCGGTGCACTGCTGTCGGACATGGCCGCAGAACTCGACCTGATCGGCAAGAGCAACGCCGAGCGCGCGGTGATGGTGGAACTGCGCCGCCAGAACATCGACGCGATGAGCGCCGAGGGGCAGGCCGCGCTGGAAACGGCCCGCCAGTTCGACGAGGAAGCCAAGGCCAAGCAGCGCTCCATCGACCTGATGGACGACTTCCGCCGAGGGGCCAGCGACGCGCTGTCCGACATCATCACCGGAGCCAAGAGCGCGAAGGAAGCCTTCGCCGACTTCTTCGACGATCTGGCGCGGCGCATCACGCAAATGATCGCCGAACGCTGGATCGAGCGCGCCTTCGGTGCGATGGGGACGAACGGCTCCGGCACGTCCGGTGGCGATTGGCTTGGTGCTGCGGTCGGTGCGCTGTTCGGCGGTGGCCGTGCAATGGGCGGCCAGGTGGCGGCAAACCGCGTCTACGAAGTGGGCGAACACAACCAGCCCGAACTCCTGCAAGTCCACGGCCGTTCGTACCTGATCCCCGGCAACCAAGGGAACGTCACGCCGATGCACGGCGGCGGCAGCGAGCAGCGCGTGTACCAGCTCACGCAGAACTTTCAGGTGCAGGGCGCACCGAACCGACAGACGAGGGAACAGATGGCGCGCAGCAGCGGACGTGAAGCGCGTCGCGGCATGACGAGGACGGGCACCTGATGGCCTACCTCACCACCCGGATGCCCGAGCGCATCGCCGCTGGCTTCGTGATCGGCCCGCGCTGGCAGACGCTCGTGGTGCCGCTGGATAACGGCCGCGAGCAGCGCAACGCGCAATGGCTGTTCCCGAAGTACGAAGCCCGCGCCAACATCGGCATGTTCAATGCCGCCGACCGACAGGCGATCCGCAACCTGTTCATGGCGTGCCGGGGCCGCGCCAATCCGTTCCGCGTGCGCGATCCGCTGGACTACACGGCCACCGCGCAACCGCTCTACACCGTTGGCGGCGTGACGTACCTCGCGCGCAGCTACGCCTACGGCGGCGAGACCGCGTATCGGCTGATCCAGGCTCCGGTCACCGCGACGCTCTCCGGTGCGGGATCGGTGGATCTCACCACGGGCATCGTCACGGGCGCGAATCCGGTGGCGGACACGTGGACCGGCACGTTCGACATCTGGATGCGCTTCGAGAGCGACTTCGGCGCGATCACGGCCACGACGACCAACGTGCAAACGGCCGACATCGAGCTGGTCGAGGTGCGCCGATGAAGCAGATTCCGGCGTCGCTCGTCACGCACCTGTCGGGCGACACCACGACGCATTGCCTCTTGCTGCGCGTCCTCACGAAGTCGGGCGACCTGTACGGGTTCACCAACCTCGACGTGGACGTGACCTACAACCCCGCGACGGTCGATCCGTACTCGACGGGGGACGATTGGGGCTCGGCTTCGCATCGTGCGGACAACGGGTTCACGCCCGAGCGGATGCAGGCCACGGCTGACCTCAGCGTTGACAACACCGAACTGCAAGGCTGGGTGGCTGAGACGGGCATCACCGAGCAGCAGATTCGCGCGGGGTTGTTCGACTACGCCAAGGTGCGCGTGTACCGCGTCAACTACATGGACCTCACGCAAGGCCATGAGCTGGTGCTGGCAGGGACGTGCGGTGAAACCACCTTCTCCCGCAACGGCTGGAAGGCCGAGTTCCGCTCGCTGACCCAGCAGCTCAAGCAACCGCTCTCGCAACTGTATTCGATCAAGTGCCGCGCCAAGTACGGCGACGCGCGTTGCGGCAAGGCGTTCGTGTGGACGGCCGGGACGGTGACCTCCGTGGGCTCCGAAACCGACCGCATCTTCACCGACACGTCCATCGCGCAGGCCGACGACTTCTACGCACTTGGCGTCGTGGAGTGGCTCACGGGCGACAACGCAGGCGCGCAGATGGAAGTGGACTCGCAGATCTCCGACGAGGTGACGATGGCGTTGCCGCTGCCGTATCCGATCCAGATCGGGGACACGTACCAGATCCGCCAGGATTGCGACAAGACGCGCGAGATGTGCCGTGACACGCACGCCAATCTCGTGAACTTCCGGGGCGAGCCTGACATCCCGATTGCGGATGGCGGGACGCTCATGGTGCCGGGGGCGTACATCCGGCGATGAGCAAATCGAAGAAGCAACGTCCCGGCCTGCATGAAGCAGCTCGCCGGTACCTTGGCGTGCCTTTCAAACACATGGGCCGCTCCGAGAAAGCCATTGATTGCGTGGGCCTCGGCATCCTCGCTGCCCGCGATTGCGGGTGGACCGCCGATGACCTGTCGGTCTACGGCCGCGCCCCGCGCGATGGATTGCTCGACGCGATGCTCGTGCGCAACTGCGGCGAGCCCGTCGCACGCGAGCCGGTGTCGCTGAGCGATCTGCAACCGGGCGACATCCTCGCCATCCATTTCGACGGCCAGCGCGTCTCGCGCGGCATTCCGTCCAAGTGGCCCGTTCGCCACGTCGGCATCGTCGGCGAACAGAACGGACGCATGACCCTGATCCATACCGATTCCTACATCGGCCGCGTCGTCGAACAAAGCATCGACCCAACCATTTTGTCGCGCATCGCGGCCGTCTATCGGAGGGCTTCACTTTGAGTGGGTCCACGATTGGAGGTGTCGTTGGCGCAGTTGTCGGCTATTTCTTCGGCGCACCACAACTAGGCTGGGCCATTGGCTCGATGATCGGCGGCTACGTCGATCCCGATGTCATCAAGTCGTCCGGTCCGCGCCTGACCGATGCGATGCAGCAGACCGCACGCGACGGCATTCCGATCACGATTGGCTACGGCACGTTCCCGACTGCGGGCAACGTGATCTGGCGTGCGCCGCTGGTCGAGAACGTCATCGTGACGCGCGAGCGCCAGGGCAAGGGCGGCCCGGTCACCGAAACCACCGAGTTCCAATACACGCGCTCCTACGCCATCGGCATCTGCGAAGGCCCGATCACCGGCCTGCTGATCGTCAAGCGCAACGGGAAGATCGTCTACGACGCGCGCACCGACGAAGAATTGACGGCGGTCGGCTACACGGCCAACGACATTGCGGCCTCGCGCTCCGGCTCTGCGGCCTTCATGCAGAACGCCGTGATGTATACGGGCGACGAGTCGCAAGTCGCGGACTCGGTGATGGAGGCCCACGAAGGCGTCGGCAACGTGCCTGCGTACCGTGGACTGGCTTACATCCGATTCGAGAACGACGATCTGTCGGAACTGCGCGGCGCGATCCCGCAATTCGAGTTCGTCGTCAACGGCTCGGGCAACGTCGTGGTGGTGGAGAACGAGGAAGGGCTGATCTTCCACTACCCGCTGGACGACTACGCGCCGGGCGGCGTGGCCCGCGAAGTCGTCGGCGGCTACAACGGCGTCTACTCCAGCACCAACGTGGCGGGCGGCCCGATCCTGAGCCTTGGTGGCACGGGGTCGATGAACATCACCGATTTTGGCGGCTACATGCAGACCGCCTCGGGTGTTACGCCGAGCATGAACACGCACACTAGCTGGAGCGTGTCCGCATGGATCCAGCCGCGCCCGAACTCTGACGACGACAACGGCGGTGGCGCGACGCAGAAGACCATCGCCATCCTCGACAACGGCGGCTTCGTCGATGAGTGCAACTGGTGCCTGTGCCTGCGCACGCCCAGCTCCCCGGCCGACCTGAAGAACCTGCGTCCCTACGCGTTTTACTCGCACAGCCTCGGCACGCAGAACAGCATCGTCAGCACGGAAGAAGCGACGTTCTTCCGCAACCACTACGTCGTGATGACGTGGGAGCGGACCGGGCCCGGCACTCTCGGAACATTCAAGTTCTACGTCAACGGATCGCTGATCGACACCGAGACGGGCCAGCCCAATCCATCGTTTGCCAACACCTCGATGCATCTGATCGTGGGTGGCGCGCGCTCCGGTGTGCCTTCCTACGCGACCGACCACCAATTCCTCGGCTGCATCGCGGACCTCAAGGGCTACAGCCGTGCGCTGACGCTGGCCGAGATTCAGGCCAAGTTCCTGGCGTCCGACGACCGCTACTACGAAATCCCGGACATCCCCGGCACCTACGTCGATGCGAACGGCAACTACGTCTACTTCGGCGCGGATGCGCTGGAGCGCGAAGTGGTCACCGTGGGCGACATCGTGGCCGACATCTGCCTGCGTGCAGGACTGACGGCCGACCAGTTCGATGTCAGCGAGCTGACGGACGAAATCGACGGGTATCGCATTGCAACCGAGGGCGGCGGGGATGCGTTCCTCAATCCCCTGCTGGCTTATGCCTTCGCTGACTGCGCGGAGTGGGATGGCAAGCTGCGTTTCGTCAAGCGTGGCGGCGATCCGGTCTTTGCACTGACTGCCGACGATCTGGTCGAGCGCGACGGCGATGCGTTCGAGCGCGAGCGCGTGCAGGAAGCCGAATTGCTGCGCAAGACCACGGTGTCCTACCTCGACCCGCTTGCCACCTACACGGTCACCACGCAGCAGTGGGAGCGCCGTTCGGGCACCGTCGAGGCCAAGGGTGAGGGCTCGCTGGAATTGCCCGTCGTGGCCGGTGGCACGCAGATGGCGCAGGTGGCCGAGAAGCGCGGCAAGGTCGCGTGGTCGGAAACCGAAAAGCAGAAGTTCTCGCTCACGCACAAGTGGACGAAGCTCACGCCCACGGACGTGGGTACGTACACGGACGCGGACGGCAACGTCACGCGCATTCGCCTCGGCCAGCGCGAGGACGACTCGGGCGTGCAGCTCATGGAGGCCGTCACCAACCGTGGCGCGTCCTACACCGGCACGGCCGAAGCCCAGCCCCTCCCCGGCGGTGGCGTGACGCCTCCTGCGGTGCGTGGCCCCACGGTCATGGCGGCATTCAACGGTCCGCCCCCGCGCACGAACGAACAACAGCAGGCGGGCATCTTCGTGGCGGTTCGGGGATTGCTGGAAGGCTGGGTCGGCTGCGACCTGTATATCTCGGCGGACAACGGCGATACGGAGACGTTCGTCGGGCGCCTGGTCAACCCCGCGCGCATGGGCTGGCTCACCGCCGACATCACCTCGTCGGCCAGCGACACCATCAGCGTGGAGCTGTACGGCTCGGCCGACATCGACACGGTGACCGACGACCAGCTCGACGCGAACCAGAACGTGTGGGCGATCATCACCGGGGCGAATGCGGAGTTCGGCCAGTCGCAGACCTCCACGCCGAACGGCGATGGCTTCGACCTGACGGACACCGAACGCGGGCTGGTGGGCGAAGCGACCTCGCACGACACCGACGACGTGTTCGTGATGGTGGACCAGTACGTCTACTACATCCCGGTGAACACCGAATATGCCGGGCGCACGCTGATCCTGCGCGCGGTGACGGTCGGCACGCAGGCGGCCAACAACACGACCACCACGCTTGTCTACGACCCGCCCGAAATCGTGTGGGACGGCAACGGGGAAGACGACGACGGCGAGGATGGCCCCGACCCGGATCCGGGTGGCGCTGGCACGCCGGGCACGCCAACCTCGCGCACCGTTGACCCCGGCAGCACCACCGTCTCGCTCACGGCGGGCGAAGCGAACGCCACGGCCAACAGCGCGGCGATCAATACGGCCTTTGCCTCTTACGGCACGGTCATCACCCCGGCGGGCACGTACTACATCGACACCGCCAACCCGATTGAGCCCGCCACCAATTCGGTCCTCGACTTGGCGACGAATGGGACGATCCTGCGCGCGAAGGGCAGCAACACCACGACGGCCCCCGCCACGCATCGGGACATGATCCGCATTGACGGCGTCCACGATGTCGTCGTCAAGGGCGGGCAGCTGATCGGCTACCGCGACTACTGGAAGGCCAATGGCGGTGTCTCGGCGTTCGGCGTGTCGGAATGGGCGCACGGCATCTACGTCACCAACGGTGCGTACAACGTCACGATCTACAACACGACCTTCGACAAGTTCGTCGGGGACGGGATTTCGCTGGGCCGCTCGGCGCACGACATCCACATCCTCAACATCAAGTCCACGAACAACCGCCGCCAGGGAATCTCGACCGGCGCGGATGATGTGCTGATCGAGAACTGCGAATGCGCCTACATCGGCGTGGGCGATGGCACGGCCCCGCGTGCGGGCATCGACATCGAGATCGACGGGCCGGAGACGAACACGTCCAACAACACGACGGTCACGGGCTGCTACCTGCACCACAACGCAGGCCCCGGCCTGATCTGCTATCGCTCCTGCGACGACATCACCATTACCGAAAACCGCATCGAATACAACGTGCGCGGCATCTACGCCTACGACAGCCAGAACGTCGATTGCCACAACAACACGATCAAGTGGAACGGGCTGGAGGGCATTTCGCTGCTGTCCACCTGCGCCAATTGGGACATCGACGGGAACACGCTCTACAGCAACAAGACGCGCCAGTACGGCACGTTTGCTGACGGCCGCACCACCACGACGAGCCCGACCACCGCGCAGAAGGCCAAGCAGATCACCGTCGCGTCCTCGGTGACCGGCACGACCTACGGCACCAACACCTACGGGCCTGTCTGATGGCGACGTATACGATCCCGCAGCGGTTCGCCATTCGTGGCGACACCGCAGAAATCCTGTACGCGCGCAACGAGGTGTTGAAGGCCCGCGAGCAGTGCGTGGAAACCGACACCGGCAAGATCAAGATTGGCGACGGCACGACGGCATGGAACGACCTTCCTTATGTCGCCTACGCCTTCGCGAATCTGGCGGACCTGGCGGATGGCGACGTGCTGCTGTGGGATGCCACGGCAGAGCGGTGGATGCCTTCTGCGGGCGTGGGTGACAACTCCATCACCTACGCGATGTTGCAGGACATCACGACGACCAAGCGCGTGTTGGGTCGGAACACGGCGGGCTCGGGCGACACCGAGGAAGTCAGCCTGACGCAGTTGCTTGACTGGATCGGTTCTGCGGCGCGCGGCGACATCCTGTATCGCGGCGCGTCGAGCTGGGCGCGGCTGGGTGCCGGTACGGCGGGACAGGTATTGCAGACGGGCGGTACGAGCGGCGATCCCTCTTGGGTGTCGCCCTCTGGCGGGATGTGGACGGCCGTTAAGAAGACGGCAAACACCAGCCGCACCAGCACCACAACCCTCGCTGACGACCCGCACCTGTCGTTCGCATGTACGTCAGGCACGACCTATCGGGTGCGTGTGTTCGTGTCCTACAGCAGCGTGAGCTCGACCCCGGACTTCAAATACAACCCGGCATTCTCCGCTGCGTTTACCAACGAGTTCACCATTCGTCGCCAGTTCCTGCCTGTCGGCACCATCGGCACGGACAACGAGGCGGTCGCGGTCGGTACGGGCATCATCAACAGCGCGGGGGTCGGCGTGACATCCAGCGCGGCCGGGCAGGGGTTCGTCCATCTGGACCTCATCTTCACCGCGTCCGCCAGCGGGACGTTCTCGTTCCAGTGGGCGCAGAACACCTCGGATGTAACGGCAGTGATCGTGCTAGCTGGCAGCTACCTGGAGTACGCGACGTTCTGACCGGAACAGGGCTTCGATGGTCACGAACGACAACCACGCGAGCAGGATGGAGGCGGCCGAGACGAGCAGGAGCGTCGGCAACCAGTGCATCTTCACTGGGTTGAGCATCGCGATGGGGAAATGCCACAGGTAGATGCCGTAGGACAGCTTCCCCATCCAGACCATCACCGGATGCGCCAAGCCGCGCAGATGTTGCGCGCCGATGACCAGCAACACGCCCGCCAGTTCAACGAACGGCAGGGTGGGGCGGTCGTTCAGTGCAATGATGGTGGCGAGCATCAATGCGCCCGCCAACCCTGCGACGCGCGCCGAAATGAACGTCCACGGACGCATCGCGAGCAGGCATCCCGCCACAAGGCCAGTGGCGCGCGTGTCGAAGCGAAAGCCGACAGCCCCCATGTTCGCCATGTGGCGCTGCCAGAGCCACGCGAGTAAAAACAGGACGGCGGTGAGCTTCCACGGTGCCGTCCGCCCCTTGAGCATCCACAGCAGGACCAGCGGCCACAGCAAGTAGAAGTGTTCCTCGACCGCGAGGCTCCATGTGTGCCCGAGATAGTGCGGCACCTTCCAGAACGTCATGGCGTAGTCCGACAGGTACAGCCCCGCGACCAGTGCATCGCGGGTGTGCTGTCCTTCGGGGGCCAGGATCGGCGCAAGGGCCAGATATGCCGCGAGCATCGCCAGCAGGGCCGGGTAGAGCCTCCGCGCCCGTCGCCAGTAGAACGCCCCGATGCGGATGCGTCCGGTTGACTCATGCTCGGCCAGCAGGATCGCGGTGATCAGGTAGCCGGAGAGGACGAAGAACAGCTCGACGCCGATGTATCCGCCCGTAAACCACGGCACGCCGCAATGCACAGGCACGACCAAGGCCACGGCAACCGCCCGCAGCCCGTCCAGTTCCGCTCGATATTGGATCCCCATGTGGTGAGAGTACGGGTGTCGGGGCGGGTGGCGGACGGGGTGACTGAGATTCAACGCGGCCGATCAGGCGCGACCCAAAATATCCACGGCGCGACCATATCGCTGCCGTCCTGAATCGCAATGATTCGCTCGGTGGGCACGGGGCCATCAAGGTACGCCAGCTCTATGGTCTGTTTCTCGGTCCAGTACGCGCCATCGGGGCGCACGTACATGATCGCTTCTTCAGCCAT